CTTCTGATATTTGCTTCGCCGCATATTCTTTTTATGTGTCTTACTCTTTTAGGTTGGATGTGATATGCCATTTGTCTCACCTAAACAAAAACGCTGGATGTTTGCAAATAAACCTGAGATGGCTAAAAAGTGGACAGAGAAGTATGGCAGCAAGCCAGAGAAGAAATCTTTCTTAAAGAAAAAGAAATAAGGGAGTAGCTCAGCTAGGTTAGAGCGCGCGGCCTGGAACCGCGAGGTCGCAGGTTCAATTCCTGTCTCCCTGATTTAAGGAAAATGATATGTCTAACGACAGAAAATTCTCTCCTGAAGTCGAGGCTGAGATTGCAGATGAGTACGTCAAGGGACTGTCACAGGATAAACTTTGCAAGAAATACGATACCTGCCGTCCGGTTGTCGCTCGAATTCTTAAGGAATACGGAGCTAAGCGGCCAGAGCATGTCATCGAGAAACGAAACATAAATGAGTTTGAATCTCGTGTTAAATCTGCTTTATGGCGTCAAGACCCTGGTAAGGCTGAGAACAGGAAATCTTACAATACATGGATGGAGAAAGTAAAATTTCTTGAGTCGCAAGAAGGTGCTGCTTATACTCATGCTCAGGCAGTTGTCCAAGCGTCAAAGGATCATCCGTGTATCGCTCGTCTTTTCAGGGAGTATGACTTGAGTGCTTTTGATCCTAACCCTGAGTCGCACCCCCAGATATATCAACCTCCAGGTGCCCCGTGTGAAGTGATTTGCGAGGGCAAAAAGCAAAGCTACAAAGACAGCCTAAGATGGGCTATCGAGGCAGCCGGTACATTTATGCGTACTGGAATCCAACCCTCGTCTTGTCCGTGCGATGCTGCTTATTATCTATACAAGCAAGCCATCGGAGAACCGAAAGACTTCCTCGCTAAAGTTGGACAAATTGAATCTAAAGGAAGCGGTGAGTCCGAAGAAGAAGCGAATGCCCGTAAGTCCAGTAAGAGAACTATCGCTGAACTGGATGGCATGTTGGCAATCCTTGATGTAGAAGAGGTTAAAAATGGATAGGAGAGCAAAAATAACCTTCAACAAGAAACGTAGAATTAAAAAGCAGAAGCCGAAGGTTGAACTCGTAACTACTTGCGATCAATGCGGTAGGTCTCTGGGTAGAACGTGTGCTAGGACTGTAAATTCCGGCATTTGCGCTAAAGCCGAGGGTATAGTTTCGCATTTAATTGGTGGGGCTGTTACGTTTTTTTGCTCTCGTGAATGTTGGATAGAATATCAATAGATGAAAGTCTCCACTCCATTAAATGCTCATGTGCCTAAAGACGTGAGAGAAAATCTACGATGGCGTTCGGCTGTTCATCGTCGCGTTATGAACGACCCATCCTATGCAGATGTAATTCGTGATGCTTGTTCGCGCGACCCGTTATTTTTTATTAACGGATTTGTTTTTACACATGACTCCAGACGTGAACCATTTACGAAACTTCCTTTTATTTTATACGAATATCAAGAGGAGGCGGTACTTGAAATTCTTAACGCAATAAATAGCCACGATTTATTGATAGAAAAGAGCAGGGATACCGGAGCGTCATGGATGAACTGCACGGCTATTTATTGGTGTTGGGCTTTTAAGTCAGGGTTATCTTTTTTGTTAGGTTCCCGTGTAGAGGACGATGTAGATAGAGCAGGAAATCCTAAATGTCTTTTCTACAAGCTTGATTTCATATTAGATAATCTTCCGGTATGGATGAAACCGGCTGGATATAATAGGAACGAGCATCGGCGTCATTTACATATTGGGAATCCAGAAACCGGATCGTCGATTGATGGGGAAGCAACCACTATAGATTTCGCTCGTGGTGCAAGATGTACGGCGATTCTATTGGATGAATTTGCTACTGTTCCTGATGGTCAGAGGATTTTAACAGCAACACGGGATGTTACAAAATGCAGGCTGTTTAATTCAACTCCGAAGGGAACTAATAATGCGTTCTACGAAAAAAGTATTGGCACGATTAAAAAATTACGGATACACTGGTCGAAACATCCGCTTAAAGCTGCCGGTCTTTATGAGACTGGATCAGACGGTAATGTTAATGTCCTTGATTTAACAGGGTATCCAGATAGTTATTCTCCGATATTAGACGGAAAACTTCGTAGTCCGTGGTATGATAACGAATGTGAGCGGGCTGGAAGCGCGCAGGAAATTGCGCAGGAATTAGACATAGATTATCTTGGTTCTGGATTTCAGTATTTTAATGCGGCATTAGTACATGAGTCAATAAGGAAATACGCGCGACCGCCGATGTTGATTGGTGAACTCGAATACGACGAGACAACTGGTGATCCGATACGTTTTAGGGAAGATGAAAATGGAAATCTAAGACTATGGTTTTTACTAGATAAAGACGGTAAGCCACCAATAGATTTTAGAACTGTCCTTGGTATTGATGTTTCTGCTGGAACTGGTGCGTCCAACTCATGTGCAGAGGGTTGGAAGGCGATAATGTGTGAGAAGATTTTAGAGTATGTAAATCCTTTCATCCGTCCAGAGGCATTTGCGAAACAGGCTGTTGCTATAGCGCGATGGCTAAACGGTGCTGAAATGATCTGGGAAAGTGGTGGGCCGGGGCGACAATTCGGAAGTCGTGTAATGGAACTCGGGTACGGAAATGTCTATCTTAGAAGAAACGATGCGTCTATTTCTGGGAAAGTTTCCGACATTCCTGGGTTCGCTTCTACGAAAGATACTAAACTTGTGTTGATGGGAGATTACCGCGCTGGAATTGAAAAAGGGAATGCAGTAAACAGATCAAAAGAAGCACTTGAAGAATGTCTTGAATATATCTTTGATCCTAACGGTGGAGTAATACACGCCAGATCAGTAAATAAGACTGACCCATCAGGCGCAAAGAGTAATCACGGAGACCGCTGTGTAGGAGATGCTTTGGCATATAAATTATTAAACGAAAGGAAAAGTAGTCCAGTAAAACAGGGACCAGAGGTTCCAGTTGGGTGTTTGCAGTGGCGAATGGATATTAAAAAGAAAAAAGAACAATTACCAAATAGACAATTAGACCGCGAATGGGCGACATGATGGCTATTATGAAAACGGAAAAGCGTATCGTAACTAATCCTTTGTCTGAAATGCAATTCTCACGACTTCGGACAAGTATTGACTGGAGCAACAGACAGTTGGCATTTCCTCGCCAGAAAAGAATTGAAGCGATAAAAGCATTTGTTGGGATGCACTACATGGAAAATGGTAGTGCGAGGGTAATGCCAACAAATACTCTAAAGATGGCAGTTGACATTTACGTTAGGCAACTTGTTGCTCGCGCACCCAGGGTAATGATTTCGACTAAGCGTAAAGACCTTATTCCCGTAGCTGCGAATTTTGAGTTGGCAATCAACCAAATACCGGATGAAATAAAACTCGGAAGTACGTTGCGTAAATTTATTACTGAAGCATTATTTTCTTGTGGTATATTAAAAATCGGGTTGTCTCCTGAAGGAAATGTTCTTGGTCATTCTTATGGGAAACCATTTGTTGACAACGTAACGATTGATGATTACTTTCTTGATATGTCTGCGAAAGCGCGAGAGTTAATTCAATATGAAGGCAACGACTATTGGTTGGATTACGATGACGCTATGGATATGGAGTGGACTGAAAAGGTAAATAGAAACGATGTAAAACCGGATGAGTATACCGTAACTGGTGCCGCTGGTGAAAAACGAGCAGAGGGAGTCACAAATACAAGTTCCGCTGATGTATTTAAGGAACGTATTTGGTTACGCGATGTGTGGCTTCCTGCGGAGCAACTACTTATAACTTACGGAGTGAAATCAGAAAAATTATTTAACGTCGTAGAATGGGATGGCCCTCCTCGTGGACCTTATATGTGGCTTGGATTTACTGACGTGCCTGGAAATCTTTTACCTCTCCCGCCTGTTGCAGTTTGGCGCGACTTAAACGAATTAGAGAATACCCTTGCTCGCAAATTAGGAAATCAAGCCGATGCGCAGAAAACTGTGCTTGGTTTTGCCGGTGGCGATGATGCTGGAGTGTTGGCGTTTCAAGATGCTGCTGATGGTTCAGGAATTAAATACACTGGACCGGAACCAAGGAAACTTGAGGCCGGTGGTGTTGATCCTAAGACGCTCGCGTTCTTCTTGCAAACTAAAGAGTTGGCTAGTTATTTTGCTGGAAATCTTGATAGCCTTGGTGGACTTGCTCCGCAAACTCAGACTATCGGTCAGGATAAGTTGCTTAGTGAAACTGCAAGTGCGCAGCTTCGAGACATGGCTGCTAAGACGATTGAAGTTATTAAGGAAGTATTTCATAATCTTGCTTGGTACGAGTGGCATGATCCAGTCGGAAGTCGTCTATTGGAAAAGAAAATTCCAGAAACCGACATGAGTATTCCTGTTGAATGGAATCAAGACTCCAGGCAAGGGGAATTTGATCTTTTTGATTTAGATATTGATGTCTATTCGTTGCAGGACGATTCCCCTGGGTTAAAGTTACAAAAACTTGGGGCTATTGTAGGTCAGTATATTCTGCCTCTTGCTCCACTTATTCAGCAACAAATGGGACAGATTGATGTGCAGGCTATTTTGCGTGATGTCGCAAAATTCTCTGATATGCACGAAGTAAATGATTATGTGACATTTGTGGACATGCCGATGGGGCAACAAGGTGAAGGC